TAGCCGCCATCGTACCAGTCGAAGCGCAGCCCGGCCGCACCAACCGACCAGACGACCTCGATCGATTTATCGCTTTCACGATAGGACGCAGGCCGGGTCTCCGCGGCGCGCTGCAACGTCGGCGCAGCAACCGACCGCGTGGTGGCAATTGGATCAGGCATTGGGCTGGGTCCCCACGAAGAGGTGGCGGGCTAGCGCGAGCAGCAACGAGCGCTCGGCGGCAGGCGGCGTGGTCGGATCGGTCGTGTCGGTCTGGAACGGGCTGAACGGGTCGCCCTTGAAGGCAAGACCGAGCTTCTTGAGCAGCGCCTGGTGCTCGGCGATCTGCTCCATCATCTCGGGAGCATCGAAGCCGCGCGAGTTGAGCAGGTTGGGACGGCTCTCCAGCCCGGCCTGCATCTCCAAAATGTCGGCTTCTGCCTCGCCCTTACGGTCGATGCTTTCGAATGGCGGCGGGGTCCATTTGATCGGGACCGCCTTTGCCGGCCAGAAGCCGAAGTCGCTGCCGGTGGTGTGGAACCACGACCAGATGGGATCGAGCCCGATTGGGATGATGGTCAGGTACTGAATGCGCCCGACCTGACGCCGATACTCAAGGTGGCCAGCCTTGAAGCTGGAGAAGTTGACCTGGCTGACGTCGCCAGAGATCTGCTCAACCGTTACGCCGGTGCCCGCCGCCGCGGCGAGCAGGGCGATGCGGGCAAGCTCGCCGATGCCACCGGTCTTCGGCGGATTGGAGAACGTGATCTGCTCGCCGTCCTCCAGCGTCTCGATCATGCCGGGGACGAACTCCTCCACCGGCGGACCGTCGCGCTCGCCGCTGACGGGCATGCCGATGTTCGGATCGTCCCCATCCTGTGAAGGCGGGCGATACCGGAAGCCGACCATGCAGGCGGAGATGTTGGCTTTGACGACCTCGGCCTCGATCCCCTCTTCGATGTCGCCGAGCCGCTTCACGACGCTCTCGAAGATCGAGACACCTTCGGTCTGCCCGATCCATTCAGCATGGAAGAGGTGGACGACCTCGTCGGCGGGAAAGCGGACGGTCTCCGAGGAGAACCATGCGGAGCCAGGCCGCACCCTCACGAAGTGATAGGCGACGGGCCGCTTGTCGGCGTCGTACTCGATACCACGCTCGATGTTGTCGCCGACCTTGTGGGTGGCAAGCATCCCCTTGTCGAGCAGCTGGATCCGCAGCGGGATGCCCGAAGCGACCTTCACCGTACGCTTGACGATGAACACCTCGCCATCACGCAGCATGGATCTGACGAACAGCTCCTGTAGGCCGTAGAGATCATGACGGCCGTACCAGTCGCAGACCTTGATCCACTCGGCCCAAGCGGTCCGTAGCCCCTTCGATCCCTGCGGTGCGCCGGTAACGCCCCAAGCGACTAGGCCGTTGAGGAGCGCATTCATCGCCTTCCTGGCGAACGGGTTCTCCGCAACCAGCTGGAGGATGGTTTGCCGGTCGACGAGGCGTTTCGGCCGTGCGTCGTTCGGGTTGCCGGTGTTGACGTAGAAGTCGCGCTCCGACCGGCTGGCGAACCGGCTACGGGGCTTTGGCGCTGACCGTTCCAGCATCCGGCGTGCGGCCTGCCGGCGCATGCCGGCTACAGGGGAGACGAAGGCTACCGCCCGGTCGACGAAGTTCACCGGTAGCGCCCGACGCGCGCGATGGTGAGACGGGTGCGGCGCGACGTCTGCGATGAAGACGCGGCGAGTTCGGCCTTCACGTCCGTGCGCAGCCTCCGCATCTCGTCCAGGGAGTGGAACTCGGTCCGGCGTCCGTCAGCGAAGGTGACGCTCTTGACCCCGGTCAGGATCGAGGCGTCGAGCTTGTCGAGGTCCGACTGCTGGTAAGGCATCAGCGCCTCCTGTTCGAGAACTTGCCCCGCGGTCGCTGAGCGAAACCGGCGATCTTCGCCTGCTCGCCGCTCTCTGGCGCTGCGGCAGCGTTTTCAGGCGCCGCCGTCACTCGCTTCGCAGTTGCGATCGGCGCCTCCGGTGCGGCGGACACTGCGTCGGTGACGGCGTTCAGCTTCATTCCCCGCTGCGCGAGGCCTAGCAGGGCGGCATATGCATAGACGCGGCAGTCGAGCGCCTCGTTGGCCCGTCCCTTTGGCAGGTCCCAGATCGTGAACCGCCGGCCTGCCACAACTTTCGATAACAGCCGCTCCGCGACCAGCTGCGTGTACCAGCCGAGATCGCGCTTCGCGTGAAAGTGCATGTAGCCGGGGCCGGGCTGCTCCAGCCCTAGTCTCCACCGGATCACATCCTTCGCGGCGTTCGTGCCGACGATCACCGGCTTGAACTTCGCCCGATTGGCTGCGCTTGGTCGGGTTGTCGGCCATACCGGCGATCGTTCGCCGTTGCGCGCCGATTGACCCTTTACTGCCCAGACGTTGCGGCCGAGTCTCGCCTTCGCGAAGGCGTAAACGGCTTGAGTATGATGCCCGCCGGAGTCGATGCAGGCGGCGGCTACGGTAAACTCGCGGCCGTCCGCCCGGTTAAAGCGGCGGAGCAGCTGCTGGTCGACTCGCTTCCAGAGGTCCTCGGTTGCGGGATCACCTTCCACGATGACGTGGTCTAGCGTCCAACTTTCTTCGCCGTGCCCCCACCCGACGAACTCAAGTTCGACACGATCATCCTGCGTGTCGAGCCCGGCGGTGATCGCGCCGACACCGTCTGGCACTTCACCCGGCCACTGCTCAGCCCGGCGCATCAGCGTCTCGGCCGCAATGTCCTTGGCCGCCTGTCGCTTGTGCGGCTTGCCCAGCTGAGTGTTGTCGAAGGTGACCCGCTTATCGGGATCGTCCTTGGCCGCGATCCACTTGCCCGCGATCTTGGGTGGCGCATCCTTCGGCCATGGGCTGAACAGCTTGGACGCGGTGAACGAGGCGTGCTCGTTGTCGACCGCCCAGCGTCCGCAATCAGAGCAGATGGCGCGATAGACGGCATGCCGATCCGACGCCCACCAGTGCCATACGGCAGCGACGGGATCCGGCGCGTCGATGCCGGTGGGCGGGTCCGACCAGATGCGCTCGTAATTTGCCAGCGGCTCGTGCCGCTTGCCGCAGCAATGGAACGGTCGCGTCTGGTGCCACCGCGTCGTGCGCAGCGCCATGAGGCGCTGGCCCTCCGACCATGCAGCCCCGCAGGCCTCGCAGTGGATGGCTGCGGTTGCGGTGTGATGCTCACCGGTCTCTTCGTCCGTCTCCCAATGGACGTGCTTGAAGAACTCGATGAAGTTGCGGTGTTGGCAGTGCGGGCACTCGACCGAGGCCTGCCGCTGGTCGCCAGCGAGGTAACTGGCCTCGATCAAGCTTTCGTCGGCGATCGTCGGCGAACAGACCCGGATGGACAGCCACTGTGAAAAGGTTGCCATGCGCTCGTCGCCGAGCGCAATCGGGTCACCTTCGCGGGTGATCGGATACTTATCCGTCTCGTCGTACATCACCAGGCCGACCGGCCGGCGCGCAAGATTGTCGGGGCTGCCGGCGCCCGCGAGGGCAAGGAAGCCGCCGGGGAACGCCTTGTAGAGCAAGGTCTCGTCGGCCGTGCGCGTCTTGCGCGAGCCGATGAGGTCGCGAAGCACCGGCGTTGCCCGGATGAGCGGGGTGATCCGTTCCTTCGAGAACTGCTGGGCCGCGTCCTCTTTCGGTTGGACCAGTAGCATAGGCCGCGGCGCCAGGTGCGCGTGGTAGCCGACCGCAGTTTCGAGCAGCGCCGTCTTGAGCAGCTGCGTGCAGACCATGGCGGTGATGATGTGGACGCCGGGCTCGGTGCCGGCGAGCATCGGCCCGCGCGCGACCTCCACCGTCGACGTCCGCCAGTTGCCGCTGGTGCTGCCCGCCTCCTTCGGCAACCGTCGATAGGTATCGGCCCAGTCGGGCCAGCTCATCCGTGGCGGCGCCGTCCATCCGCGCCGACCGGCGCGCGCGAGACGGTCAGCCTTCGCGGTCAGCGGTGAAGTCTGCGTCCGGCTCCCCGAGATCGCTGAGCTGCTGGTGGACATGCGCCGTCAGGGCCTCCACGACCTTGTCCGCGTCCACCTCCAGCTCAGCCGCCAGCAAGGGTCCGATCCGCGTCGGGAAGTTCATCCACGCATCCCGCTGCGCCCGTTGCGTCTCGAACAGCACCGCCTCGGCGGTTTCGATCTCGACCAAGCTGCCGGCATCCTTGCGCGCAGTGAGCAGGTTTTTCGCGGCGAGCGCGTTTTCCTTGATCCGCATGGCGGTCGCCATGTCCGTGAACTTGCCGGCCAGGACGTTGGCTAGGAAGTTCTCCGCCTCTTCGGCGAAGAGGCCTTCCTCGGCCTGCTCGACCTCTGCGGCGCTCGGCACAGGCGGGGTTGCCATGGTGGCAACGCTGGCAACCGAGGTTGCCACGTTGCCACGGATGACGTTGCCACGTCGCCAGCCGGTGCCAGCGAGCGCCGGATCGAGCTTTCCGCCGGCGGAAACCCGCAGTCTTCCGTCCTTTACGGCCTTCTGGACCAGCGTGTGGCTGCAGCCTTCAAGCTTCGCGAACTGCCGAACGGAGACGGGCTCTGCCATGTGGCAACCCCTTTCGGGTTTCATAGCTGCGGGCCGCGTACGCCTTT